TCACATATTATTACTTTAACTCTACTTTTTTTTAATTTTGCCATTTAGTTTTCTCACTTTCTCATTTGCTAATGATTCAATTGTCTTTGCCACGGACAATTTCGCATCAGGCAATAATACCTTTGATAACCTATCTAAAATAGCATATGTTTCTTTTGTTAGTGAAACATTTTTGTATTTACTCATGTCTGTCATAAGTGTTTCCTTTCATATTTAATAACCCATATATAGGTGATTTTATAGGATTGTCAATGAAAATATTAATGAGTTTAATAATTTGTTCTAGCATTGCTGGAGATTGTATGCCGCCATTCCAATGGCCCGAAACTTTTAATACTAAATATGATTGCCTGCATTTTGGTTATGAAGAATCACAAAGAAAATTAGAAGAGATAGGCCGTGAAGACATTAATAAATACGGCATGTATATTAAGTTTACCTGCACACCAATCGACACGATTTGACAATGTGTTTAAATTATGGTAATGGCAAGAATCTTCTCACCATTACCTACCCTTATTTTTCCCTCTTTAGGGTAGGTGTATCATCTACACATACAACCTATAAGTGCACTACCATCTTCCATGATGTGCAGGTTTAACGTGTCAACATACCCAGTTAGTTTTAATCTAAGTATATCACACAGATCAAGACAACTAACGTCGCTTGTCAACACTATTCCATCCATCATCTGTTTTGTGATTGGAATCAGTTGATACAGTCCGTCGTTTAAAATTATCAATTCCATGCATCTCCTCTATAAGTTTGTACCATAGTTTTTTATACTTTGGATCTTTTGTTTTGTTCCAAAGGTTTGCTAGTTCATCTAAATTTTTTTTCTGTGCCATTAGATGTGCCTAACGCTATGATCTTTTTTAAACTAGGAGCCGACAGTTGTATATCTACACCGTAAGACTTCCATTGTCTTTTCATTATATTTAACTCTAACAACAACGTTGAATATTGTCGTTGAGATATTTGGTTTGTTTTTATAGTTATAGTTTTTTCTTTCATACCTAGAGACTAGGATATTTTGGGATGTTTGTCAACGCCCTTGGCCACGGTATTTTTTGAACATACGTCGCTTACTTTTGTTCATTTTACACAAGCTAGGGTTGCGTCCAATCGAGGTTTTGTGAAATATTGGTTCGTGTGCAACTTTTGTGTATAAACTTTTAGCTTTCTTGGCCATTAAAATATTCGTCTACTTTCGATTGTAATGTATGTTTATGTAAATGAGGTATGTAACTTATGCAACCATTTACATGTTGTTCTAAATCTGCACCACATGTAATGCATCTATAATATTGTCTAGTTAAGCCTACCAACATCGTGTACTCATCACATGTTGGGCATACACCATTAACTATTTCAGTATGAAATCTTATTGTTTTTTCTGTCATATATTCTTTTACTCTTTATCACTTTTCTTTTGAAATGTCTAAGCTGCTTCGCTATTGGGTTTCTTTTTTTATTAGATTTATTCATTACTCTAAAATTAGAGCTTTAATGTTTTTTCTGCCTTGGTAAATCTCAGTCTCTGCCTTACCTTTGTAGCATTTATAGGATACAGATTCAGAAAAAGTTCTCTCTGCTTCACGCTTGCCTCGAAGGCATGCAGCCATATTATCTTGAATTAAGTGTTCCTTGATCTCTCCGTTTATGAACATAAGTAGGGCTACCACAGACTCTATCATTGTGAGCCCCCATTTGTGTATTTCATTTCACGATTTGCATCTTTTAATTTTTCAATGTCTATCAATACTTTGTCCATTTGTTTACGCAAAAACTCTATGTTTACTTTGTTTAGTGCCATGTTTTCTATATGCTTGTTTAACTTATCTGTGGTCTTATAAAGATCTTCAATCATCATAAATTGCTCAGAATCTGCGGGAAGCGACCCAAGTTGGCCACGCGGCCATTTTATTCTAAACTCTGTGTTTTCTGCTAAATCTTTTTCCATTAATTGTATTCGAGTGTCCGCTATGTTTAACCTTTCAACAATCTGAAAATAGCCCATGGTGCCGAGTGCCACGATAATTATTAGACTGGCAACCGTTTTCATTGGCATCTGCACGGCAGCCGATTCAGATATTGTTAAAGGTTTCTTACTCATGTTTTGGTTTTGGTAGAGGGATTATAATATCTTTTGCCTCTATTTTCAATGTTGTGTGATCCACCGGCCTCACACAAAAAGCTAGTAAACTTAACAATATTATTAATATTGCTGTAAATCTGTAATCCATAGCCACACCTCATTTTTTCTTTTCCTCTATTTCGTAGAAGAAGTTATCAGTGTCCTCTGTTCGCCACTGTTGTGTGTCTTCTACATTCCAATAACTTGTTTGTACCTTCCAATCAGGTATTTGATCTTTTACCGTAAACGATGGTATGTCCCAAATTAATCTGTTGTTAGGTTGTGCTGCGTAGTTGCCATCATTTAGTGCAAGTACGTGAGCGCACTTATGCTCGTGCGGGATCTCTGAATGATCAGTGTCAAGTATATTAGGGTCTGGATGTGCAAAGTCAACAGTAAATAAATATCTACCGTAATACCATTTCTTATCTTTACCTATGTATTTACCGGATTGTGATTCTAAAATATCCCAAGTAGTAACAGCAGGGTAATAAGAAAAACTATTCCACAATTGAAGTTCATCAAGTCTCTTGGATGGAACAGCTTCCGGTTGAAAACCACGTTGAATAAAAGCCGATATGGGTAAACGATAAAAGATAGCACCGTTTTCCATGATGGCATGGAATAAGAGTGCTTTACCCGTAATCGCTGTAACGCCGAAGATAATGCAGTCTTCAACTTCACCTTTATGTTTTTTAAGATCATATAAATACTCCCTTTTTATTTGGGCATATTCTACAGGAATATTTGCATTTAAGTAAGCCATAATTTATCATTTTATTTGGCCCCAATTAGGACCAGATTCATAGTCTACTTTGTTTGGTACTTCCAAGTCAACAGCAGATTCCATAATTTGTTTTATCTTATCTTCGTTATTATTAACAGATATATCAAGTTCATCATGCACCTGTATATGCGGTATGATACCCTCTTTGTATAAATCAACCATAGCTTTCTTTGTCATGTCAGCAGCTGATCCTTGTATTAATTTATTTAACGCTTTGTATGTAAAGGCTCTCTTGATCCCTGGTCCATGTTCCGCGAGCGCTTCTTCATGGGGTAACGCTTTGTGTATACCAAATTGATTTGGCTCCCATAAATTAAATCTACATCTACGGCCTAGTAAAGTTCTAACACGACCTTTGTCTTGTGCTCTACGCATGACACTCTCCATCAACATTTTTACAAATGGCACCTTGTCATGATACGTTCTAAATAAAGCCTCAGCATCTTCTTTTGATACACCTAGTTCTGCTTGTAATTTATTTTTACCCATACCATAAAACAATCCAAGATTAATTGTTTTAGCTTGTGATCTTGGTATACTAGCCATATCAGATACAATCTGGTGAAAGTCCGCCTCACCCTCGTTGTATGAATTTAATACTTCGTCTACACCATAGAGCCCATCAAGACTAGCGTAGTGTGTAACAAGACGTGGTTCTTGTTGTGAGTAATCAAAGCAACCCCACTTACAACCCTCTTCTGGAATAAACAAAGACCTGATCCGTGGTCCAAGTTCCTTGTTCCGTGCTGGTATCTGCTGTAAGTTTGGATTGTTATAACTAAATCGACCGGTTACTGTACCACCAGTATCAGATCTAATCTGATTTATCTCTGCATGTATTCTACCTTTATGTTGATGCTTTAGTATGGTATCAATAAATGTAGTATGAGATTTATTTATCTCTCTAGCACGAGCTATCTGTTTTACCAAAGGATGTGGATGGTTCTGCAGAAAGTTTTTAGTAAATGATGGAGAATGTGTTTTGGCAGTTAGGTCGTATGGTAGGTTCAATTTTTGAAAGACTTTCTCAATTGAACGTGCAGCCCATATTTGAACATCTACTGATGTTTCTTTTTTTACTTTTTGTAAGCATTCTTTTTCTTCTTCTACTAATTGTTGCTTTAATTGATATGCTGCTTCAGTATCTACACGCACTCCTAAAAAACGCATATCAACGAGGCAAGGAAAAAGTTCGGTCTCTAATTTAAATATATCTTCAACATCCTCATGATACATTTGTTTTTTCATCTCTTGCCAAAGTTTTAAAGTTAGATTTGCATCTTGTTCAGCATACTCACCTACATACATGGCAGGTAATTTGTACATCTCAGACTTAGGATCTACACCCCAAAGTTCTGCTGTTTCTTTCAATACAGCCTCGTTTTTACCTATTCCAAGGTAATCCCTACCCATAGAGCCTAAATCGTATCGAAAGCGATTCTCGTCTACGAGAGAGCCAGCAATCATGGTATCTACGATGGGTCCATTAATTTTAAGTCCTGCAGCTTTAATAAAACATACGTCATACATGGCGTTGTGAAATATCTTTGTTGCTGGTGTGTTCAATACATCTTGAAACCATTTTAGAACCATTTTAATATCCATATTACCACCGCCTTCGTGTGCGATAGGATAATATCCAGACCAACCTTCAACAGCTACAGCTATTCCAACTATTTTACTTCTGCCTGTGATAGAGCCTGAACCCATAGTTTTAAGATCAGGATCTTTAGTTTCTAAGTCAATTGCAATCTCATCGTATTTTAACAAATTAGGAAAATCTTGAGGAGGTAGCCACTCAGTCTGTGGTTTAAATATCTGTTTCATAATCCCTCTCTATTATCATCTCTATAAAATGTATCGCTTTCAATAAGTCCTGTTTCTTCCCCTTATCACGGTGTCTTATTATATATTTTATAGCACACCCTTCCGGATATAACAACTCATTCTCAACAACAAACTTGCTGGGTTGAATTTTATATTTTTGATAGTGTGATCCTCCGTGTTGTTTGTCCCATACTTTAGATGTCATATGCTTTTTTCCTTTGTGGTTCGATTATAAATAAATTGTTTTCTGTTCTTGTGCATGCAACATAAAATAATCTATGTGTATCGTCTGGATTTTTTTCATAATCAATAAACGCTGCATTTGACAAGTCTGTTGTTACAACTACAT